CAAAGGACACGGTGGCCGACTTGGCCTTGTCCATCGCCCGGGGGACGTCGGACGTGGTCTTGATGTTGACTGTCAGGTCTTGGGCCATGTCAGGGGGTGCTTTCCTTTGCAGGATTGGAAGCAGCCGCCGCGGCTGCCTCTTTGTCTTTGGCTTCCTCTTCGGCCATAAAGGCTTCTTCCTCGGGCGACATGATCGCCACGTCGGCTCCCTTGCGGATGGCCAGGGCGGAGTTCAGCCAGATGGCCTGACATTCCGGCATCTCCCAAGCCCGCTGCTCAGGGATGCCCGACGCGATCAGGTTGGCCACGATGGACAGCGGCCAAGGAACGCCCTTTCCGCCGCCCCCTGACTTTGTCTTGGTCTGCTCCCAGAACTTCGGCCAGTCCTGGACGAGGATGTAACCTGAGAAGGCTTCCAGCAGGAGCTCAAACTTGGCGGGGTTGCGCCCTATGTAGCCAAGCCTCAACTGGTCGGACCAACTGATGCTACCGCCCAGCGGCTCCTCGGCGCACACTTGGCAGGCGAAGATAAGGTCGGCAGGGGTGATGCCGCGGGAGCCGGTGACCAGCGGGGAGTCAAAGGCCATCAGACGCACCCGATACTTGAGGCACCAGGGGTAAAGAGTTCGACCCAGAATCCTGAAAGGAGCCGGGTCGACGTAGGCGTTGAGGAAGCGGCGGTCCACTATCCTCTAGACTGTCCCCTTTTCGGGGGTGTCAATTAGGCAGGCGTAATACCTTCGTAATCGATGGCCGTGACAGTGACCGACGTAAAGCCCTTGTTCGAGCCCTTGTCGTCAATCTTGGTAATGGTGCCGACAAAGGACACGGAAGCAGAGCCAGCCGGATATGCGGAGGCGGTGTTCACCGTGAAGGAAAGGGCGGCGCCGAGGATGGGCATGGTCGAGGTCTTAGCGATGCCTTCGATGGTGATCTCGCTCTTGCGGTCATCGAGGCGGTGCGTCTTGGTCAGGCCCGTCTCGTCGACCACAGTGGCCTCGGCGTTGAAGGTAGACGAGAGGCTGTAGCTCTGGACGAAGAGGTTGGTGACAGCACCCGCGACTCCGTAGATACAGGTGGTTCCGTTTGAGATGGCGGCCATTTGTAATTGCAGGCTTTGGAATTGTCTTAGGCAGGCAGGACGACCAGCACGTCAAACGAGAAGGAAGTCGCCCAGGAGCGTTCGTCGATGCCCTCGTCTTCGGACGTCATTCCGACATCATAGCAAGAAGCGTCTCCACCTGACGTGAATAACGCTTGGATGCTATCCAAGTCCCGCATGTTTCCAGAGATGGCAGCACAGCGGGCGCGGTGATCGGCGAGGGTCGTGTCGTCGGCGTTCGAGAACAGGGTGATGCGGACCGAGCAATCGTAGTTGCCCATGTTATCGTAGCCTTCGAGTTCGGCGGGTGCCCGGGCGGACTCGCAAAGGACCACGGCCTTGGGCAGGGTCTGGGTCGCGGCGCTGTCGCCCGTCAGGAAGGCCACGGAGGTCAGCCCGGTCTGGGTGGATAGGTAGGTGGCCAAGGTGGCCTCTACGATGTGGCGGATGGATTTGGATCCCATAAAGGTTAGCGGCTGTTAGCGCGCTGGATGGTGCTGTTCATGTGGCGCTCAAAGCGGGCCTTCATCTGCTTGATGCGGTTGGCGTAGACAAGGCCAAGCACGTCGGCGTCGGTGGCAATGCCGTTTACGTTGCCCTGGGTGTTAGTGACGCTCAGCTCGACGACCTTCTCGTTGGCCGTGAGTTTGTTGGTACCCAGCACGCGGTTGTGCCGGTTAATCCAGGCTACGCTCAGTAGCTTGACGCCGAAGTCCTTGGGCACGCCGTTGATAACTGGCTTAGGCAGAGAGCGCAGGGCCGAGGCCCAGCCCGCCTTGATCATGCCGACCATCTGCTGGCGGTCGCGGATGTATTGGTCGAGCTCGGACTTAGAGTCCACGAGCATCTTGAGTTTGACCGGGCGGACGGACTTGCCGATGCGGCCGCCGAACTTGCCCTTGATGCGGTTATGCGGAGGACGCAGCTCCTGGACAAACCCTTGGCCGTAGTCGGTCATCACGGGGTTGGTCGTGTTGAAATAGTTCTTAGCCTTCTTGAACGCCCGGGTGTAGTCCTGGTCATTGGCAATCTTACGCATGATCGGCGGGAGACCCTTCAGCGCCTGAAGCGTGCCCTTGCCGATAATCTTATTGAACAGGCCGATGTCATTGGTCTTGGTGGCGTAGGCCAGCTGATTGGTCAGGAGGGCGGCAGCGGAGTTGGAGTTACGGTCGTTAGCCGCGACGAACATCTTCTTGATGTCCCCGGCCACGGCGTTGTCGCCCGCCACTTGGGCCGCCTTGGATAGGCCACGGCCTCCGCCCTTCGGCAGCGGAGGGGTAAAGGTTGCCGCGTCTTGGCAGGCAAGGGCGGCCTGCTCGAGCGCCGCGTCCCGCATGGTCTGCCCGGTGTTGGCCGCGAACTGACGCAGGGCCGCGATGAACTCAGCCTGAGACTTCGGACTGACTGAGACCGTCACCACGGCGGGTTACTGGTTATCGTCGATGACGACGAGCGTGATCCATGCCGACCCGGGCTTGTAGGTCTGGCTGGTGATGCGGACGGTCTTCCCGCCGGCCACGATCTTCTTCCCCTGGGCTAGGGAGGCGATGGGCACCCCTGCCGACAGTAGGGCCGCCGATGCCCCAATAGACCCGTCTGGCTGGCTCCAGGAGGCCGTTACGGCTGGGAGCCTGACCGAGTACTGGGTCCGCTCCATATACCCCCCTGCTTCGAGCACGGTCGAGACGGCGGGGTCGGAGATAAGGCAGGAGAAGGTGATGGCGCCAGAGTTGGCCGACCCGGCCACGCCGAAGTCCGCCACCATCTCTTTGGCGTCGTTGAGAAACTCGGTTCCGTAGAGGCTCATCCTATACTTGCCCGGATTGGTAGGGGGCACAAAAAAGGCCCCCATTGCTGGGAGCCTCGTTCGAGCCTTGGACCGCTATTAGGCGGCGGTCTTGAGGCGGTGGAGGGAGGTCGCGCGACCGACAGCGGCACCGAAGAGCAGCGTGGCGGTGACGTTGTAGTAGCCGGACTGCTCCTGACCCATGAGGATCTGGACGCCGAGGCCGGTGTCGGCGTCAACAGCGTTGGCCACTTCGAAGCCCGGGATTTCCGACATCGGGAGAGCCGAGGCGACAGCGATGGCGTCAGCGCCACAGGTGAAGCCAGCGAGGTTTTCGCTGTTGGTCGGGAGGCTGTTCCACTGGTAGACCGCGGCACCGACGAGGGTACCGATGTTACCGGAGGTCAGGATGCCAGCACCGAGAACGTTGTTGCCGATGATCGTGGCGTCCGAGAGGAGGCCGTTAGCGTAGGTCGGGTTCAGGATGTAAGCGCGGGGCTCAGCGGCCTTGGCGGCATCGAGGACACCCTTGGCGGTCACGACTTCAGCGTAGGAGAGGGCGGCACCAGTGTCGACGGACGAAGCGTAGTTGGCGTTCGTGATGAGCGCGGCGACTTCGGCGAGGCACTTTTCAGCGAGGGCGTTGGCGGCGGTCGGCACGAAAGCGTTCGAGAGGAACTGCGCGCCGTACGACTTGACGTCGAGGGGCGAGAAGCGGCTCGACACCTTGAAGTGCTTGAGGGTGACGTTGGCGGCGGTGATCGTCGCGTCGTCCTGGGTGAGGTAGCCGCCCGTCGAGAATTCGGTGGCGGTCGAGGTGCCGATCAGGGGGACCTGAACGGTCTTGCCGGCGCCGGACTCAGCCGCGGTGAAGAGGCTGGAGAAGGAGCGGAGGGCGGGGAGCTTGCCTTTGAGGGAAGCGATGACGGACTCGGCCAGGATGGCCGGAGCGTTTGCGATGGAGTTAGCCATGGTGTGTTAGGATAATTGAGGGTTAAGGGAAAATTAGATGCAGGCCTTGATGATGGCGTGCTTATGAGCGGCGAAGTATTCGTTGCGCTCCTTGGAGCCGACCGGGAGGGACATGAAGGTCGCGAGGTGGTCGACGGCTTCGGCGGTGGGCTTGCCATCCGCGGGGCTGAGTTCGACCGGGGAGACGCCGACGGAGGCCACGATCTTGGCGGCTTCCTTGGAGGCGCTGA